ATGTGTTGGATTCCCACATACGACATGACCAGTAGCCAGCCGTTGTCTTATCTTTCTTGGTATCACAGGAATGGCGGGAGCGGAAATTGGCACGAGCTTTAGGATCGTCCCTACGGATTTCCATGTTGGGATCACCGAAAGCTACCCGTTTGACCTTGCCACCGTCCTGTACGAACACCTCAAACTTCTTGTTGCCACCTTTGATACGACGAGGCTTATTCAGAGTAACAGTTTCGCCTTGATACTCAGCTTTAGCAAAGTCAGTCTTTAGTATCTCTTGTACGATAGTCCTGAGAGCCTCTAAGCGGTCCACTGAAGGCTCTTTAGCTTTATCGCCCTCGTAGTACGCTAGATATGCTTCATGGCTCTCACCGGGCATATACACAGCCTGTCCATCGTAATCAGAAACGTGAGTGACACCATTGAGGCCCATGTCATAACTACGAGAGATAGCTTCAGGTTCAGTAGTAAATATGTCATTAGCGTATTGGGCCATTATGGTTCACCTGTTATTACGTTTTTACATAGGATAGCTTCACCAAAGACACTAACAAACTGTTCGCCAGCACTACCATGAAGCTGAAACTCAATGTCAGTCTTCTCGTTGTACCTGAAAGGAACCTGACGTTGAATGTGCATAATCTCCAAGAAGGAAGTCTCCGCTACCCTCAACTTTACACCGCTGGGTAAGCAAGCGAGGTTCCTGAAGTAGATTTGCCTGTTGTTCTGAGCAGCGGTGGCGCAGAAAGCATCAATCCGAACTAGGTACAAGCTATGTCCAGCGGGTACTGTATAGATACTAGCTTGGTTCTTACCGTCACCACCACGAACCTTGGCGTAGGTTATCCCACCGTTGCTTACCGTTATGTCGTTGGCAGCGTTCCCACTGATCGTAACGACATCATTGATACGGAAGAATTGCTGGGTTGTTGCGACCGATACTGCCAGAGTTACAACCTCAGTGATTACATTGTAGTCACCATCAAGACCTATGATCCGCACTTGTACACCATTGTCTGCTACGTTAGATGTAACTGTCATGGTCAAGGGTTGTGTGGGGTAGGTGTAAGCTGTGTTGTTCTCCCACAGGGGAATATAAGATGTACCTACAGTGGAATTATAGCCGAAGATGTTTCTGGCGGAGTAATCATTAGATTCACCCTTAGCTATGGCTAGGTAGTCATGTTCATAGAGGTTCCTAGTCCATGTAGTCATTAGTTTAACTCTCGAACTACGGACACAACCAAGCTACCAGTGTTAGGGAAGGTTTCGATAGAGGCATCAGCGTAGGTCACTTCAAACTCTACATAGTAAGTGCCAACAGTGTCAGTATCACCAGTTTGCCAGTCGTATTGAACGACACCACCGTCAGCATCTGTGATAGTCATTGTCTCGTCTACTTTAACGACACCATCTAATGACTTCATGTGGAACTTGACTGTAGCACCAGTAATGTTTACAGGAACAAGAAGCGCATCTTTGAGGGTAGCTTGTAGAGAAGGGGATGTGTCGTTTTGCTTAATGTTAAAAGCCATTCTAAGCTACCTTATTCTGGTTGCCACTCGTAGTAGCTGAGTTGTAAGTCTCAGCCAGAGTAACATTGTTAATCGAACTACTTGTGATAGAGACAACCCTACGACCACTTGCGTTGATAGCCAGCGAACCAACAACAGGCTGGCCTGTCGTAATGTCGTTACCCGCAAGAATGAACGTGACGACCATCGTACTGGTTTCGACGACAGGCTGTCCTGTAGTAAGACCGTCAGCCGTTAGTCCTTGTACCTGACCTATTGTAGCCTCAGAGACGACAGGCTGCCCTGTGGTGATGCTATCGCCGTTTAGGACACTATTTACCGTCATCTCTGCGGATGCAACTGTGGGAGGCGCTGTGGTAATGTTAGCTGCTGTGAGTATTTGAACCTCAGCCACGCTAGGAGAACCAACAGCAGGCTGTCCTGTAGTGATAGCACCGAGAATTAGGGACTGATCCTGCGTGATATTCGGAGAGCCAACAACAGGCGCATCAGACACAATAGGATCAGCGTTGAGCGTCTCTTCCTCAGACATCGTAGTGCTGGGGATTATCGGCTGACCTGTAGTAATACCGACAAGTGATAGGTCGTGGTCTTGGGCAACACTGGAGGAACCAACCGTAGGCTGTCCTGTAGTGATGTCATTTGCATCTATCGGAGTGATGATAATTAGCGTTGATGACTGAACAACAGGTGATCCTGTCGTCAAACCATCAGCAGCTAAGTCGTGGTCTTGGGCAACACTGGAGGAACCAACCGTAGGCTGTCCTGTTGTGATGTCGTCGCCATTCAGAAGGTAGACAACTTCGGCTATCGCCCCATCATCAGCAAGGGGAGCAGCAGCTAATGGGGAAAAGCCAAGCATGTGTTACTCCTACGGCTTAGTGGGCCAGTTTATATCATTTGGGAACCCAGTCTGTGCTGGTACATCCCTCAGTGCTTGCCGGTACACAATCCAAGCGTCTGTAATCCTGTCAGATAGTGCATAAGCGTCTGACTCGCTTAACAAAGTATTACGCTGGTTGCGAACTACATCATATTTAAGGGCTTCTTCATCAGCTCTAATAGATGCAATTTCATCTTCATCAAGAGCAACTTCAACACCGTTTACAATTTTTAGCATAAAACTCTCCTAAGAAGCTTTAATTCCGTATAATGAAAATGTTGCTCCAACAGGTAGGTTTTCAAAAAATCCTACCATGGCAATACCATTCCAAGTACCACTTTGCGCTTGCCCATAACCAACATGTAACCCAAACGAAGTATAAGGGGCTTGACTGTTTTGGTGCAAACCGTTGGAGTGCGCCATAATACGTGAACTGCTTTTTCCTATTCCATAAAAAGTAACTTCTCCAGCGACTTCCTTCTCCCCCAAAACTTGCTGCAATAAACAGCCTGTGTACGCATTTCCATAATCCGAATCTGAATCTGCGTTTATTATGTTATGGTAAGAATATATGCTACTTACTTGAGACCCACTAATCATGCCTCTCCACATTAAATACTGTGTAGATGTACTGGTTGGCTGCTTGTACCTGTAAAACAATTTATAATACTCATAAGTAGTACCTAGCCCTGAAAACTCTACGTTTGCCGCCGCACTGCTTAAGGTTGTAGTGCTTATATGCACCATGGGGCCGCCACCAGCAGAGGCTCCATCAATCGTGACGGAACCACTGGTTGCTGAGATGTCATTCGTCTGATGATTGATGGTTAATGCCATATTATACCGCCGTGCTTCCCGCCATGTCATCCTGAGCCATTACCCAAGAATAGCACTTGTCCATGAATGCGTCACCCGATGCAGCCTGAACGTCATCTAGGTTTGCGTTGTAACGCTTAAAGTCCACCTCACGAGTGTCGTCACCGGGAGTTGCTGTCGCATATGCTGACAGGTCAATCATCACGCTGAACTTTGGATCAGTTCCACGTTGACGGCTGATTGCCGCTGTCACGATGCGGTAGTATGCGTTGTTAAAAGCGATGCCATATTGGGAGGCACCTTCTGCGATGTTATTTTGAATAGCCATTTGGTATCTCCTTTAGGCGTAAGTTACTTCAGATGTGTGGATCGTAGCGACCCATCGAATGTTAGTTGCTGCTGCACCTGTGGCCTCTACTTTAAGACCACCGTTTGTTGTGTCGGCGGATAGTGCCAAGCCCCAAGACGGTGTGTTGTCTAGGACAGTTGTTGCGCTGTTGACTAGCACTGTCGTACCAGCAGAACCTTCCCTGCGGATCAATCCCTCGATCTTCCATGCTGCACTTGCTGTACCGCCTGATGCTTGCTGACGTGCTACGATAGTGCCGTGGAAAGCAAAGGCAGAGTTGTTGGGGAGGATGACTTGGTCATCATTTCCAGCAGCACTGCCATCTGTCGTTAAGGCCGTAGGTGTTGCATCAGATGTCGTTTGGTGCATGGGGAAGTAACCCCCAAATGCAATACCCCCGTTTGAGTATGCAAACTTACCAACAATCGAAGAACTTGCACCCACTCCAATCGACACACCACGGTCTCCACCAGCAGTAGAATAACCACCGACAGAAATGGAGCCGTTACCAGATGCAGTCGCAGAAGTGCTTATTGCGACGCTGTTGCTTGTGGATGCTGCGCTAGAAGTCCCAATAGATACGCTAGAGTTGCCTGTTGCGGACGACTGCCTCCCGATAGCGCTTGATGCGGTAGCGTTTGAATTGGCCCTATCACCTAGAGCCAAAGCGTCGGAATTAGTCGCCTTTGCTAAACTACCCATAGCCACACTATTAGCCCCAGTAGCACCATAGCTTGAGGTGTTGTTGGCTATGGCTGCTGCGAAGGAGTCTGCTCCGGAGGCGTAGGAACCACCGAGGGCCATTGCGCCTAAGCCCGTTACAGCTTGGGAGCCTGAGCTTGCTGAGTTTTGACCTAATGCGGTTGAATATGAACTTGTTGCATCCGTATTGGTTCCTATAGCGGTGGCATACACAGCCGTGGCAGTTGCATTTCTGCCGAAAGACTGTGCGTAAAGTCCGCTAGAAACCGAACCAAAACCAAGGGCTATCGCACCCGTAGAACTAGCATTGGACCCACTCCCAACAGCAACAGCATTCGTACCAGTAGCACTAGGAGCCGTAGGGCTAGACGGGTTCTCAGCATAAAGCTCTAAAGCTGCACCACCACCACCACCAATCGCTGTGCCATCCAAGAGCAGGTCAGTTCCGTCAGAGCTAAGTGTAACGCCGCCGCCTGAGCCTGTGTGATCTAATTCAATCTTACCCATTATGCGTATGTAACCTCGCTTGTGTTGACCGTGGCAACCCACCTAATGTTTGTAGCTGCTGCGCCAGTGACCTCTATCTTCAAGCCGCCATTGGTTGTGTCAGCAGTAAGTGCAATGTCCCAAGCAGACGCACCAGCAGAGGCATACAGCTTATTCTTGATGCCGTTACCCAACACAGTCGACGCAGCATTGGCGTCACGCAGCAGCGCACCCTTGATCTCCCAGCTTGCGTAGTCACTGCCAGCCGCTGCGCTTTCACGGGCTATGATTGTACCTGAGAAGCTGTAGGCAGAGTTGTTGGGTAGGACGATTTGGTTAACGGCGATTGGACTAGCGTTATCTGTGGTTAAGGCTTCCGCAGTTGCATCTGTAGTGTCAGAACGTAAGATAAACTGCCCGCTTTGTGCATCTCCCACAGAAGAAAACCGTGACGACCCATAAGTTAATTTACCGTTTATCTCAGATTTAGATGCACCAATAGCATACGAGTACACACCCGTTGCGACGGCATCTCTTCCAATAGCAAATGAGTTTGTACCAGATGAAATAGCCTGATAACCAATTGCCCTAGACGCAACACCAGTTGCCTGAGCTTGATAATCAAGCGCAAAACTAAGAGTGCCACTCGCCTTCGCCTGATTTCCAATAGCAAAACTTCCATAGCCAGTAGCGCCATAGCTAGAAGTGTTGTTTGCTATGGCTGCTGCGAAGCTGTCTGTGCCAGAGGCGTAACTGTCAGTAAGCGCAGTTGCTTGATCACCAGCAGCCACGGCATCAGAGCCAATTGCCGTTGATCCATTAGGGTTTCCTGTATTGTCTGCGTTGTATCCTACGGCTGTGTTTTTATCTGTAGATACAACAGCATTGCCAGCATTATAGCCAATACCAATATTATAATCGCCAGTTTGCTTGTCTAAGTTTGTACCACTTGCAGCGTTTAAACCAACACCAACATTATAAGAACCTGTAGTTACAAAGCGACCTGCATTGCCGCCATAAAATGTATTAGAACTACCAGTTGTTATTTGCTGACCAGCCAAACCACCAAAGGCTGTATTGTCTTGTCCTGTTGTAATATCACCTAATATGTCACGACCAGCACCATAGTTGTCAGTCGTTGCATTGCCTACACCATCCGTTAAGTCATTTAGCGAAATTGCCCCACCACCGCCAGCATCCGCAAAGGTAACTGCCCCTGAACCGTCAGTAGTAAGTACCTGACCATTGGTGCCGTCTGTGGCTGGTAGGGTGTAGGCAGAAGATATGCGTACTGTATCGCTGGTGCTGCCCAGAGTGATTTGGTTTATTGCTGTCGCTGTAGTGTTATTTCCTATAGCAAAACTATCTGCGTATGCAGAAGTAGCATCCTTACCAATAACAACAGACCTAGCACCACTTGCTGAGTTACTATATCCAAGAGCAAGAGAATAATCACCACTAGCAGTTGTTGTTTCCGAGTATGCTCCAGCACCAAATGCAGCTGCACCTATTCCAGAAGCCCTTGCGTACTTACCTACGGCAGTTGACGAGTTTCCAGTTGCCCGACTGTCCTCTCCAACCGCTGTTGATCCAAAAGAAGTTGATTGAGATAATTTACCGATTGATATAGTAGAACCGCTGCTGCTTTTTGCACGATCACCCATCGCAATACTATTAGCACCAGTAGCACCATACGTTGCTGTGTTGTTGGCTATAGCTGCTGCGAAGCTGTCTGTTCCTGATGCGTAGCTATCTGCTATTGCGGTAGCATTTGCACCAGAAATTGCTTGGGCATTTGCACCGATAGCAACACCACTTGACCCTGTGGCATCACTGTCGGCTCCAATAGATACAGATTTATAACCGCTTGCCCTAGAGCTAGTTCCGATAGCAATAGAACCAGTGTTTGACGATTGACCGCCTACCGCAAAGGCATAGACGCCAGTCGCATCACCGTCACCAAGACCCAGCGCAAGAGAGCCTGTCGCTGTCGCTGTCGTATTACTCCCAATAGCAACAGCATTCGTGCCAGTTGCACTTGGTGCAGTGGGACTGCTTGGGTTTTCGGCAAACAGCTCACCCTGAAACACATCCTCAGCCGCAGCCGTGATAAACACCACCGCAGAGCCAGTTAAGCTCAGGGCAGCGTCAGAGTTAGAGCTTTCGTCTACCGTGCGTGACAGGGTTGTCCCAGAGGCCGTGTAAGTGCCTGAGCCAATCTCCCAATCAGAGCCGTCCTCGATGGCATAGCGAACTACGTCACCGTCACTCACGCCAGCATCAGCAAAACTTTGGTAGCCACTCTCAGCAGAGCCAAGCGTGATTGTTCCAGTACCTGTTGTGGCAGTGGTGACTTTGGCTCTGTTTACGAGAGTGACCATTTAAAGAACCTCTTAAGCTGGATCTGGGATACCGATGGAGACAGACGACAGCGTAAAGGTGTTGCCCGATGTAACCGCCTGAGACGCTGTGAGCGTGCTAGTAGCAAGCAATCGGCTGTTTACAGTGTCCACGATAGCGTAGTGAGTAGCTGTGCCTGTAGCCGTCACTGAGCCGTCTGTAATAGCAGCTACGACAACCTCACGGCCACCACCTGAGCGATCCTGTGGAGCGCCAATGGAAAGGCTTGTGCTGTTACCAAGAGCGTAGGTTGCGTTAGCCTCAGTGTAGGTCGTTGCTTGCTGAGACGTAATGAGAATTTTATTTGCTTCTGTGTCGAGGACGGTCAAACCGTTGTCAAACACCCGATTGTCAAGAGTGGCCATTATTTAGTTTCCTGTTGTTGTTGTGGCTCCTGTGTGATCTGAACACCAGCATCAGGATTATAATCAAGTTCAGCAATATCCATAAGGTCTTTAATAACCTCGGGGTGACTGCTAACGTCAATGTTTGCGCCGTTAAGGTTACGCAAGAAAGCTGCAACTTCACGGAGATCGTGGGGAGCAACATCACCAGCTTCAATAGTTGGCATTAGGTCATAATTCAGACCGTTCAACTGCCAAAGACGCTCGACCAACTGTTTGTTGAGAACATCTACGATTGCTTGGATGTAACTCTCAAGCGCACGGAGGAACAGGTCTGTCTTCGACTTGGAGAGGGCGTATGAACCCCCAGAGGAACCAAGCAGAAGAAACTCAGAAAGTACGGAACGAGCGATGTCATGCTGGTAACGACTTACGATTGGATTAATGTCAATGTTGCGTTTACCATTGGATGCCATAAGCTCAATGTCAACTAATCTAGTGGAGGAAGGCGCTCCGTCTTTATCGGGGTAGGTGTCGGAAGGCAGTATAATGTAACCTTGTTCGTTGAACTTAACGTCTCGTAAGATTTGCTGCAAGTTGTGTACAAATCCTGACTGAGCAGAAGAAGCGTCCCCAGAAAGATACTCAGCGGGAATACGAGCGACAGGAATACCCGCAAGTTCTCGTT